GCTCTTCCGATCAGAAGAGGGACATGCTACCACGCAGACACGCAGACTTTTCTGTTTTAATTAGCATAAAAAGAAGGGGATGTCAAGCGGGAAAAACAGGGGAGAAAAAACCGCTTGACAACAAGCGGTTTATGTGGGGCGGGGTTAGTACGGGTCGTGCGGCCCAGCCGGTAGCGGGAATAGCTCATCAGCCGTTTCCATTTCCGCCCTATGGTCGATTGGAACAAACTCCCCGTTGTCAAGCGCTTTTTGCGCGGTATCGACAAGTAACCGGAAGGTAACATAAGCGGTGGGGAGGTCTTGATTCGTCATTTCCCCGTTTTTGATGACGCCGACGGCAAACTCAATCGCTTGCGCTTCCGGCCCGTTGCGCTCAACTCCCAGGCGCACCATAAAGTTAAGTCTCAGAGTATCATCCATGAGCTTTTACCGTTTGATCTTCGAATTCGGCGGTATTACGGCCAGTCGCCCATTGATCGTATTCGTTTGATCCGTACCGGTGTGGATTGCGCTTGACACCCGCTCCGTATGCTGCCGTGCCAGCGAGATAAGCCGCGCTGAGGGTAATAATGGCAGGATCGGTATTGGTAGCGTTCGCAAAGGGCGCATTTTCAACAATCCGTTTAAATCGTGACATTTAGGCCACCTGGGAGGAAAAAGACCCGCTCGCACCAAGGATTAATGCGAGCGGGAAACTAGGATACAGCTGGTAAGAGAACCCATGTTCTCATGAAAAAGAGAAAAAGTCAACGCGGCTCTTTGCGTTTTTCGAAGTTTTCGAGAATCCAAATTTTAATCTCGGACAATTCGAGTTTAACCTTTAGCGTCACAAATGTAAGAAAAAGATTAACGAGGATCGAACCGCCGCTAATAAGTGAATGAACATCCAGGGCGTTAGGGTCAATCATGATTTTCTTCCTTGTTATTTGCGATACATGAGAAAAGCGCCGATAAGCAAAATGATGCCGACCAAAACGATGATGATAGATGGAATGTACTTTTTGATCGCATCGGTAGCTTCTTGCACATAATCGCCCGATCCGCCGTTTTTATTCGCGTCATTCTGCCCAAACAGGTATTTGCCCGTTGATCCGCCATACTGCGACGGATTGTTGAAATAATTCTTGATGTTGTCCCAAGTCGAACCCGATCCCGCATCGGTCCCCGCGTTCTTATCCTGTCCGATATTGGTGGAGGAACCCGACGAATTGTTAAGATTTGAGATTTGTTGCAACGTGCTGGCGAGTTGCGAATCGGTCTGCTGACTCGTATCCATGGAATTGAATTGATCCATGAGCGACTGTTGCGTTTGCGTGGACGACATTGAGCTATTCGAATTCGATTGCTGCGCGGACGGCTTCGAATTCGAGTTGTATGACGAATAGGCTTGCACTGCCGAACTGAAAATCGATCCCCAATCAACGCTATCCATGGCTTAAACGACTCCACGGAATGCGGTGACATATTGCGGCTGGCGCGCAATTTCCGCCGTGAGGTCCGCCCCCTGCGCGCCACGGGTGAGACTTGCGACAAGGTTCGACGTATCGCCACCGTGGGCAAGAGCGTTGTTCCAATAATCGAGCCCGGCCTGTTCGGCGTGGCGTCCGAACAAGCGCATGTAATCGGCATCGATAAGTGCCGAATTGCCGGTTAGCGCTGGGTCATGCGCTTGGACTATCGGGTTCGTGTCCACGTTCGGGATTGATGGTGGGGGTAGTGGTGCGTGCGGCGCGAGCGGCACGGGCTGAACGGATGGAAGGGTAACGGCGGCGGGGTCAACGCCGGGCGCGGTCGACCCAGGTGCGCCAGGATGATTAACGCCGACAGGGATTGGTGCGAAAGTCATCTGTTGCGGATTATACGCGGCGGGCATTTGCGGCGCATTGGCGATGATGGTGTCGCTCGTTTGCTGTGGTGCGGGGGCGATGATGGAAAACCATCCCTTTTTGTATGCGAAATACGCGCCCCCGACGACTGTTACGACGGCGGCGGCGATTTCAACGTAGCGGAATTTTTCAGCGTCCATGGTATGCCTTGGATGGAAAGCGATTTATGCGAAGAACATTGCGGCGATACCGGCGATTGATGCGACGGTGCTAAGTGTAGCGGCGGTATTGGCGGAATGTGCCGCTTGGTTTGTCGCGTTCATTTGTGCTTGGTAGGCATCCTGCGATTGCTGCAAAGCGACCCGCGTTTGATTGTCCGATTGATTCGTTGCTACTTCGGTTTGGTTATCCGAAATATGTGTAGTGGTCGTGCTGTTAATACCAGCGATGGCCACGCCCGAAGAAATTTGCGCATTGGCGATTGACTGCGCGGCGGCGATTTGTGTGGCCTGGGTGTGGGCGAGCGTATCGTTGTTATGCATCGACGCGTTTGCCTGGATGTTCGCCGCCTGGATGGATGCTGTAGTTTCAAGCTGTCCCACAGCGACGGTTGCGGCAAGTTGTTGCGAAGCCGTGTTTGCCGAAATGGCGGCGAGATTTTGCTGTTCCTGCGCCGACATTGACGCGAGTGATTCCTGCCCAGCAGTTTGCAGCGCGGCCAGATTGAGCGTGCCCGTAATCTGATTGACTTGTTGCGCGGTTTGGGTCTGCGCGGCAAGCTGCGCCATCTGATACGACTCTGCGGAATGTTGCGAGTCGAGCGCAAGATTATACGACTGCGCCGACGCTGCCGACGCTGCCCCTTGCGCGAGCGATGCCTGTTGCGCGGCGAGCGCCGATGCATTCGGATCGCCCGAATTTTGCACGACGACAGCACCGCCCCCGCTTGATGCGAACCGGCGCGCAATGAGGGCAACCATGACAATGCCAAGGATGATTGCCGTATATTTGATGCCCGGCTTTTTAAATACGGCTTTGATATCCATCAAGACATCCCAGAGGTTGAATCTGGATTGGGCACAAGTGGCGAGCCGTAGAACGTGCCCGCCATGGTGCCACCAGACAGAATATTTTCGGTGATAACAGAGTGTACGCTATCGGATTGCGGCGGCTGGATGACGTTCCAGTATTTCCCCGCCGTCAAACCGTTTTGCGTGATCATCACGCCCGCGCCCTGTACTTCGTTCACGGGATATTCCTGGAACATGGCAAACGTGGAGCGCTGCGCTGTCGCCTGCGCGTTCGCTTCCGGTTGCGTCCGAAAGAAATAATCCCATCCGGCCAGGATATTCATGATCTTAGGCCATGCCGTTGAACGAAGGGAAATTGATCCCGCCCAGGCCCGAATTGCCGGTAACGGGGCCAAGGGCTGTCCCAAGCGCGCCAGAGAATGCAGATTGACCGGCATTGAGAACCGCGACGGTATTGGATTGTTTCGAGACCAGAACGGTCAAGATCGCCACGCCGATGATTGCGGTCAAGATTACGACTACACCGTTGACAAGTTGGTTCATGGTTTATTTCCCGCTAGTTAATTGATTGATACCGGCGAACAACGCGCCCGCCAAACCTGGGCGCCCATTGACGCCCACGATGAAACTTAACACGATCAAAATCAAAAACGCGTTCGACATCGGTCTCCACGTTTTGCTAAGGCCGATCAAGCCTACAGCGACGATCAGGAAAAACCAAGAGGCGAAATTTTTGCCGTCGTTGGAAATTTGATCGGTGAATTCTTTTCCCTTGCCCTTGACGCCCGCGACGATAAGGATGATAGCGACGATGGCGACGAATAGAGGCATGTGTCTATGAGAAAAGGATTGAATAATACTTTTGGGCCGATCCTCGCGCAATTATGAAAAGCACGAAGACAAAAAGTAACCACGCGAGAATGCGGCCCATCGTTTAAACCAAACCGACTTTTTGGGCCAGGATTGGAAATTTCGCGCCGACCATATAGGCCACGACGAGAACGACAATAAAGCTGATAGTGATTTTCATACTTCGACTCCCTTTTTAACGTAGAACATGATTCGGGACCACAGGAATGCGCTGCACAGGACCAATCCGAGGAAAAGGAACCAATGCAGCGCATCCATGTCGCCAGTGAAGGGGCGCTTGATCCAGCCAGTAATCTGGCCGAACAGCCCACCGTCCAATTGATCGCTCATGGATGCGCCTTCGTGTTATGCCGACAACGAGCCAGCGTTGACGAGGTTCGACACGTTTGCCAGCATTTCCCAGCCGACCAAGCATTGCGCGCCCGTGTTCGCGGTCGACGCATTCAAGATCAAGTTGGTATTGCCGGTTTGTGTGGTGTAGATCGGCTTGTCGCGGGTGTCGAAGAAATACGTCCCGAGCGGCACGTCGGTTTGTAGCTTGCGGCGGCACATCGCGGCCCAGGTGAACGGGTCCGCTTTTCGTGTGTCGGTATAGTTCGCCGTGCGAAACGACCAGTAATTCACGTCCGAACCTGCGGTAGGATAAGCGCCACCCGTTTGGTTATCGAAAATGACGGTCGTGGACAGGAAGTGCCGGAAATTGCTATAGGCGATTGGGAAGTCCTGCGCCGCGACGACGGAAGTCAAGGCCGTGTTTTTCAACTCATAGATCGTATTGAGGTCGAGCGCTGGCAGGATCGGGCGGCCGGTTTTCTGGTCGATTGGGAGTTGATCGAGGTAGTTCTGATAGACCGTGATGTTGACGTTGGTCAGCGTCACGCCAGCGACAGCACCCGCGCCCTGGTAGATCGCCAGGGTAGGGTCTGCGGTATTGGCGACGACGGCCTGCGCGGCGGTTGCCAAATTCAATTGCAGGTTCATCGTGGCGTTGACCACGTTGCCATAGATCGCGCCTGTCAGATCGGTGTCGCTGTAGGCAAGCGGGACCCAGAAATACATATTGATGGTGCCGGTCGTGTTCGCCGCGATTGTAGCTGGGGCCTTGACGACGACGTAATTGGAGCCGTAACCCATTGGCGAGTCGGAAGCGGTCGATGACAGGAAGGGGCGCCCCTGCTTTGCCGAATTGAGAATCGACAAATGCCAGCCGGTCGTATTGATCCGCTGATAGTTTTGCAGATCGGTGAAAACGATCGATTGCAGCAAATTGGCGGGGCCTTGCGGCGTCAACGTCAACGTGGTCGAACCCGACGAAGGATTCGTGACGGTTGCCGACATTTTGACCAGAAAGCCGCGAATCAAGCCGACGTTTTGCGGCGGGATATTGATCTGCGTTTGCGCGGCGGGCTGGAAGATGTTGGAATAAATCGATTGCAACATCGGGAATCCTTGATCCAAGACCGCACGGCGATTCGCCATGTTTTGGTTTTGGAGGGCCTGCGCTTGCATCGCTGCTTGTTGCGCTGGGGTGTATTGCTGTACTTGAGCCATGATGGGTCCTTATTGGTCGTCGGATGAAAATTGCGTACAAATGACGTGCGCGCCGATGGAAAACAGCAAAACCATCAACGTGACAATCACCCAATTGAGGGGATGTTTCATCAGCCCCAGATTAATGATTTTGTCCATCGCGTTACCCCGCTAGGATTGTTTCGTGGCGGCGCGCTTGCGCATGACGCCCGCGACTGCTGCCAGGACTGCAAAACCGACCATCACCATCAAGACAACGGTGATCCAGTTTGGCAAATTCCAGGTGATGATATTTTCATCCATTTTGGAAATTCTCCAGGTTAATCAGGTATTAAAAGAAAACAATTGTGTTTCCGAATTTAAATAATACACGATTAATAGATTAAATCAAGACATTTCTCTTTTTTGATAGATTTTGCCTATCGTGGAAAATTTGCATGATCGTTTCTTCGTCTGGGACTGGGAGGAGAATTTCGAGCGTGTTTTTGTCAACGTCGTAATAGAGGGAATGGAATTCGGGGAGGGCGCGGGCCGTTCCCGCTTCGGAATGCATGAGCGGTTCTAGCTGGGTTGGAATGTAACCCTGCACGCGTTCGCGGTCTTTTTTATCGACCATGTGGAACAGCATGAAGAAATTCGATTCGGAAATGGCGAAGCGAGAAAGCATTGTCGGGCGCTGGGACAATGTGATCATCGGAATTTTCTTTTCGCGGCCCTGGGTGTAGAGCGCATTCAATGCGGGCGAGCGCGGATTGATCATATAGCCTTCGTCCAAGTAGACGCCCATGCCGCCCTTTGACCAGACATACCACAGCAGATCCTCTAGGTCGTCATCATCTTTGTCGGGGATGTGATGGTAAATATAAATGCCGGGTTTTTTCGGGCGAAATTTATTGTCAACATGGTGCGCGCCTGGGATGGCATCGATGATGGCCGTACACTTTTGATTCAAGACGATGAAGGGGGCGGTAGTGAAATTTGCCTGAGACAAAAGCCATACCGCCGCCTGGGTTTTCCCCGACCCATTGCGACCGTTGATCATCACGCGGTTTTTATTGGTCGGAAGGCGCATCTAGGATACTTTCGGGTGATAGTCGGCAACTGCTGCCATGATGTTAGTTACAGGGGCGGCTTGTTTCGGGCCATTCGTTTTTAAATCTTTTTCGATTTTCCGCCGCATATTGTATGCGCCGATACGTGGCGCATAGACGACGCCGAGCGCGGAAGCAAGCCCCATCCAGGCAACCATTTTGGGATCGGGCGCGATGTCGTAATGGCTCGCCACTTCGGTGATTGCGCCGGCAAGAATCGCCGCTTCTTCCGAGTCGATCACCATTTCATCGACGCCGGAAAATTTAGCGAAGCCCATGTGGATCGCATACAGGATTTTCTCAACGCCTTTTATAGACGCTTGAGTAATTTTTTCTCTTGAGCCAGAGGATTTACTTCCAGATTTTGCGCTAGTGCTTCCTGCTGGCCTACCGCGCTTTCTGGGGGCGTCAGTGGCATTGCCGGAATTACTTCCTCCACTATCGGTTCCTGCGTCGGCTGGGTCAGCGACAGGGATGCCACCAATGCTAGCAGTTCCGATATCGACGTTTCCAGTGTCGAGATTTTCTCCAGCATTGATAGGTTCTGGGCTTCCAGCGCCTGCGTTTTTTGCTTTAGCCATGATACATCTTCCTCGTTTTCTGCAATGGCGTTTTCGGCGGCATTGATTTGTTGGGCAGCGCTCGTTACGACTTGAGCGACTTGAGTTTCGGCGGCGATAATCGCTGAATCCGCCGCCAGCATTGCTACGCTGGCGGCGGTAGACGCGACCACCGCATCGGCCTCAGACTGAATAACATCCGTGGCCACCTGGGCGGCGGTCGTCATGATTAGCCGATCACGTCGGCCGCTGGCGCGTGTTCGGATGGGAGTTCGAACCCGAACTCTTTTCCAATCGCGGCGACGACAGGCCAAACCATGGCGAGCATGGATTCGATTTTCGCCAAGCGCGAATCGAGAACCGAATCGCCGGTCGATGTCGAGATTTGACCCGCCGCCAATGCCGCCGCATCGACGGTGCCACCATCAACAACATCGAGCAATTTCTCTGCGAAATGCGCGGCGGCGTCAACTTCGGTGACGACGGCTCCGACACCTGGGACGAAGGCGGCAACGGGCGCGGCCATGTCGAGGATGTGCGTGAATTTTCCGAGGAAGGATTCGATTGTTTTTTCCAGCGCGGAAATGCGCTGTGGGATTGGCAGATCGACAGATTCGTTCATTTTGGTAGCTTCGTCCATTTTAGACCTCTTGAGTTGGATTGACTTCGATTTGTTCCGGCGCATTTGCCGAAACTTTTTTCAGGGATTCGGACACGAGTCCCTGCGCTTTCAATGCGTCAACAAAGACCGCATTTTGCTCGATCAAATGAGCGTTTTGTTTTTCGAGAATCGTCAAACGATTGTCAAAATTTTTCACTTGCGTGATGATTTGATCCGCGAAGTTTTTCGCTTGAGCGATAACTTCGTCGGGGTTCAAGCCGATGGCTTTGATCACCGTGCCAACTAGCATTTCCATTCCGAGTGCCATGGTATTTTCCTTTGCTTAAAATGTCGGGGCAATGTGGGGATTGATGTAACCCGTGGTGTAGATCGCCAGGGCGGGGTTAGCGGTCCCATCGTAATAAATCTGGCCCGAGGTGTTCGTGATGAATTGATTGAACGTCCCACTAATTTTGTCGCCCACTGTGTTCGACGCCATAACGCCTTCCGTAGGGGCAGTCGTCGCGGACGATGGCGACCAAATAAAAATTTCATTGTTCGCGCCGCCCGAACTCGACGCCGTAATCATTGGATACACGTTAAATCCAGTGGGCACAGTGAGCGTTACAAGCGTGGGGGTCGTTGCGGTTCCGTTCGATAAATCCGTAACCTGCGCGGCATAATAAATCGATTGGCCCAATTGCTTAAAGGCGACGATCTGCGCGCTGCCGTTCGTTTTGAAACTGCCGACATAACGAAATGCCGTCGTGCTCGCGGGCTTGTTTGCCGCCGTCGCGCTGGTGTCAAAATAGACGTCAAAATTACCTGCATTGATGATCGCGTAGACGTGATACCACGTGTTATTTGCAACCGTCAATCCCGTGCCCATTCCGGCATTGCCAGAACCCGACACCCAGGAACCGGAAACGGTTTTGATAAATGCCGTACCAGTGATCATCACGGCATTTGTACTGTCGGAAGCGAAGCCCGCCGCGACATCGAGTTTTGTTGTCGGCGTTGTCCCATCGTTCGACAAGCCAAAGCCGCCAATGTAATTGGGGACAACGGTCAATGTGCCCGCCGCCGTGTTCAATAGTGTACCGCCCGAAAAAGACAGGCCAGAGCCGACAGTGACGCTCGAAAAACCGCCCGCACCATCGCCGTACAAAATCGCGCTGCCGGAAGTCGCGGCGGCATAATCCGTTCCGGCGACGGCGTTGGCAAAGCCGCCCGACGATGCTTTTAGAATCGATGTGCCGGTCGTGGCGGGCGCATAATCCGTGCTTGATGTGGCGGCGGAAATGGCTGTCCCATTCCCCTTCAAAATACCAGTGATCGAAGTGGACAAAGTAATCGCGGGCGTTGTCGTCGCCGTGGCCACAGTGCCCGCGAGACCATTGGCGGAAACGACCGACACACTAAGCACTGTCCCCGATCCGGTCGAACACGATCCATATGCCGGGTCCGCGCTCGCGCCTCCCGAGATAAGACATTGGCCCGACGTGCCCGCCGCCGTTGCGACGACGTTCGACGTACCTTGCCCGACCAAAATACCGTGATTGGTAAATGTCTGCGGCTTCGCGGCCGGGCCGCCCGGTTGCGGTGGATTGACGATCTGTGCCGATGCACCAAATGCCATGCATGCGGCAATTGCGATAAACGATTTATACAGTTTATTCATTTTGATTTACCATTCGATTGCGGTGAATTTGTGGCCGGTCGTAGCGCCAATGATCGAGATAGCGCCTGTGCCCGTGCCTTGCGCGAACCCGCCCGGATATCCCGCGCCGGAAGCCGCACCGATCACGAATGAACCGGCCGTCGCAACTGTCGCCGTGCCGGTCGTGCTGTAGCGCAGTTCCTCCAAATTGACTTCGTCAATATTTTGGATCATCCAACCGCGCCGCGTGGCATTCGGTGCCATTAAAACCTGCGCTACTCCACCGGCCGTTATTGTTCCTGAACGATCCGTGTCAACGCATGGTGCGGGAATCATTTGCACATTCTGACGACCGGCCGCGACAGTTGCATCGAGGATCGCATCGGCCACGGGGACAGTTCCGGAAATTGTCGTCGGGACTGGCGTGGACGACCATTGAAAGCCAGGAAGCGCCACGTTGACGAAAGAAATTTTCGCACTGATACTTCCGAGCGTGGTGATGGTGAAAACCGTTTGACCGCCAACAAGAATAGGAAACACGCCCTGCCCTCCCGCCGCGACGGAAATTTGCTGCGCAAGGCCCGAAGCGGAAACCGTGACAATGCCATTGTTCAGCGAATTGTCGACAAAAACCGATTGGACAGTGGTGATTTTCCCCTGCGCGTGAATTTGCGTCATGTCCGTTGTATAGGTCGTGACACCGGCAGAAAAATCGTAACTAATAGGGACCGCGCATGGCCCCTCCTGCGGAATTTTCCCCGTGTTGATCGGCACGGGGAAAAGTGTGGAATTTGACTGAGCCATTTAATTTCCCTAATAGATTAAAACTATTAAACAAATTAAATGATAGCATTTTGCCTGAAATTGTCAAAGGAAATTAATTCGACACGGAAAAGCCAAAATGTTTAAGCGCCTCGATCATCGCTTGCTCATAGGCTATCGCCCCGTTGTATCTCATAGCGAATTTCAATCGCAATGCTTGACCCCGCGCAAGCTGTTCTGGGGTAACATTGCTAAGTCCAACACGGGCAAGGAAGGCCGCCAACGAAGCCGCCTGCGCCGTAGGGGATACAAGATACTCGGACACCGGCATGGCCCCCTGGGCATCGGCGTACAGGTTAAACCCCATGAGCTGGTAAGCTCCCCACGAAGTCGAATAGATCATAGCCGCCGTATGAATACTGCACGCATTGACTTCCCTTATCCGCGCCAGGATGGCTTGCGCGACCTTGTTCGCCTTCAAAGCATCACCCCAAAATTTGTTATACGTGCCCGGTTCGAACCGGATCGCGCCGCGTTCATTCTTCGTTTCGATCCATGCAACCAGATCGGCTATCGTCGTCATAATGTTCCCCTCATTTAATTAAATGAAAAAAAATAACACAAAAAAGAATAGCGCGCAAATTAAAAAATTCCGGCATGGCGTGTCTATTCTGAAAAAGTTTGGCCTAGTCGATAAAAAATATGATGCCCGGTCAGTCACGCCGACAAAATATTTGGAATCGCAAATTAGGAAATTTTCCGATGTTATAGAAGGAAAAGCCAAGCCGGTAAAAGTATCAAAGAAAAAATTAGGGCACTACAAGGAACAGGGATTTCAAACAAAATTTGGAAAAGTCATTGTGCCGTTAGGGGAAAATGAAAAAGTGATTGGGACGCATGGGGATTTTGTAGTAAAGACTATTGGCGAATTCGGATCACTAACCCGTATCGATATGGGCCTTAATAAAAAGAATGTGATGCTTTGGCGCGAGGAACTACTAAAGCGAAAAATAAAACTGCGCGAGGGTGAGCGAATCTATTTTCAGTTTTACGGCAATAACAGTTATCAGACGTTCCAAAATTTCGAGCAACTTCTTTTTTACTTCGAACAATACACTACGGTGGAAAATACAGAACGCAGTGGAAACCCGGAAGATCACATGAATTTGATTGATAACCTAGTCATTTACAAAATTGATCGTAACTCTGAAAAACCACCGCGACAAAAAGACAGCGACGAAAGAATAATGCAGCGACGTGAAAACCGCGCATTGATCCGACAACGATACATGGACCGCATGACACCGCAGGAACAAGAAAAGTTTAACAAGAAAAAAGCGGAAGATGAAAAAGCACGGCGAGCAAAATTAAAAAATAAACTAACGCCCGAACAACAAGAGGCGCAGAAAAAGAAAGCGCGAGAACGCGCTAAAAAATCATACATCGCTAGGAGCGGCAAGGATGGCAAAAAGGGAAATAGCAACAATTGACGCCGAGACAGACCCGTTTAAATTCGGGCGGGTTCCGGTCCCCTTCGCGTGGGGATTCTGGGACAATAAGAAATATGTCGAATTCTGGGGCGCGGATTGCACAAAAGCCCTGGTCGAATTTCTAGAGGACTATCCGACACCTCTTTTGATTTATGCCCACAATGGCGGGCGATTCGACTTTTTGTTTTTCGTGGAAAAACTCCAAGGAAAAATTCGAATCGTCAATGGGCGTATTCTTGAAGCGCAGATCGGCATACACACTATCCGCGATTCGTATGGCATCCTCCCAATCCCTTTAGCCAAGCTTGGCGCGGGAAAAATGTCCATTGATTATAAATTGATGGAAGCCGATGTGCGCGAATCGCACAAGCCAGAAATTTGCAAATACCTAAAAGCCGATTGCATTGCCCTCTATGATGTCTGTGTCGCATTTTGCGAACAATTCGGGGACATACTGACAATCGGAAGCGCAGCAATGCGCGAATTCAAAAAGTACCACAAATTTGAAAACGCCTCTAAAGGATTCGATAAATTCCACCGGAACTATTATTTTGGCGGACGCTGCCAATGTTTCGAAACTGGCATAATCGAGGCCCCTATAAAAGTTTTCGACATCAATTCGGCATATCCCGACGCGATGGATAAGAAAATGCATCCAATCGGAAACGAGTCCGATGTTGGAACGACCATCACGCCGGAAACAATGTTCGTTTGCTGGCAGGGCCAAAACTTTAATGCCGTCCCAATGCGCATGCAATACGGTCTAGACTTTTCAATCAATGAGGGCCTATTCTGGTCAACGATCCACGAATTCGAAGCGGCCCTTGAGTGCAATATGATCAAGCCGCACAAAATTGTCCACACGGTCAATTTTAAAAAACGAATGGCTTTCTCTGACTTCGTTCAATACTTTTACGAAGCGCGCAAGATCGCGCAGCGAAGTGGTAACAAATTTCTAGAAATTTTCTATAAGCTCATTTTAAACTCAGCCTACGGGAAATTTGCGCAGGACCCGGAAAAGTACGTTGACTCTATAATCCTACCATGGGGGGAAATACCAAGTGAAGAATACAGTATGGAATTTCGTCACGACAAATATGCTGTCTGGTCAAAACCTGCTATCTCGTTTGCTTATTTCAATGTTGCTACTGCCGCTTCTATTACTGGCGCTGTGCGCGGTACTTTGCTACACGGTCTGTTTAATAGCACTCGCCCTCTATACTGCGATACAGACAGCATATTTTGTCTGGAAATGAAGGGCAACAAAGACGATAAGGCACTCGGTGCATGGAAAGAAGAAGATGGCGGCAACGTCATCGCCATCGCCGGAAAGAAAATGTACGCCCTCATGGATACCAATCGACCAGACAAATTAAAGGATGGCATCCTAATTGACGACACTTGCGTAAAGAAGGCATCAAAGGGCGTCAACCTCCACCACCTCGCAATCGCAGCAATCGCCAGGGGCGACACAGTTGAGGCGCGAAATGATGCGCCAACTTTCAAGATCGGCCAGAAAGTGAATTTCGACAAAGACGGCGAAGCGAAAGAGAACAAAGAACCATTCGAACACAAATTTATCACGCGAAATATCCGGCGCACTGGATTACGATCAACGCAAAAGGAGTTAGCGTTATGAACGACAAGGCACAAAAGAAATTGGACATACTTATTGATTGTCTTTTTGTTGGCGTATCGACGCCACAAACAATGGTATTCGATTGCTGTCTGCCAAAAGAAAAACCGACGGACCGCGATGAAATACATAAACTTGTGAATGCCGCATTAGACAAAGCCGTATTGATGTAAGGGAGCATGCAATGAACCAATCCCGCGCACAATTCGAAAAGTGGTACGCCGACTACTTCAAACTGCCAAACACAAAGGTCAAGCGGTTTGTTTTCCGGCGCTCATCGATTGCCCCAGATATCTACGATAATGATACCGTCTATAAAGCTTGGGCGATCTGGCAAGCGGCGCGAAAATCCAACGAGCCAAGCGCGCCGACTATGCGGATTTTGGATATTTCCACCACTTACCCCTATACGACACCTCAAGAGCAAACGGAAACACTAGATGCCCGTATTCGCGCGAATATCGCAAGAGACCCACACCATGCGGCTATCGCCAAACCATATAATCCTTGCGGCGGATCGCCGGGTTTTCATGGAACTACATCGACACCACCGTGCGGTCGATGCAATGGGCATCGTTTCCTTTTTAGAAATATCCCTGGATGGGCGGAGGAAATTTTGGCCTGCCCACGTTGCAACAAACCGCAATAGCTTAACGGGAACCCGCGCCCCGATCTGCGCGGGAATTTTGGAGATAGTTATGGATATCAGTGAAAAATTAGCCGCGCTCGCAAAAGAGATGAATGAATACGTCGGCAAATTGCCAGAACATAGTCGCGGCCGTTTAGACAAAATTCGCAATATGTGTGGCTATATCGAAAACGGCGGCGGTCGTTCATTCAAAATTGCGCAAGATGACGCGACGATGTGGTGGACCGTCTATCTTGGAAACAAAACCTATAGCGCTAGCTCGTTTGAAGGCGCAATCGATGTTGCATTTAATTCCGAAGAAGAAAAATTCTAAATAAAAATGCCCGCACATGGCGGGCATTCTCTTTACTGCCATGAACGACTTACTTTTTCTTGCTTGCCGCCGCAACGGGATCGACCTTCGGCGCTTCGGTCGGCTCTGGCGCACTTTCCACTTTCACCTCGGCCTTCGGCGCATCCAACGTCATACCGGCCACCGCCATCGTCGGCACGCCTTCCGGTTCCTCGATCTGCCAAATTTCGATACTGTTATACTGCTTGCCGTTGATCTTGCCCAGCGACTTAAAACCGAAGCACTTGCCGACATAGCCGCTACCTGGGAATGCGCGTTCAAGCTCGGAATGCATCACCGAACTAACCACGATCTGACGCGGGGCCATCACTTCCAAGTCAACGACAAACGCGACCTGGGCGGGCTTGCGTGCCTCACGCGTAACTTCGCCGGTTTTCGGATCAACTTTCACTTCGTCCGGCATTTCCGCGCCGGTATGCACTGCGCCGGTAAATTTCACATAGTATTCGGTGTCGGGCTTGATCTTGAGCAACGCGACGGTAACTTCAGCCAAACGCTTAAACACTGGCTTTTTTGGTGCGGTCTGTTCGGTCATGGTATTTCTCCTAAATTTGTTTGGGTTCCCACTCAAAATTGAGCAAAACAATTTTATCACAAAAATTCCAAAATGTTTGACGAAAATCAAAAATCTGCTAACCTCTACGCATATTTCTTTTGCGTGGAAACGAAACGCTTCGGACTCGTCACACAGATCAACGCGCCGTCCAAAGACCACGCCATCGAAATTGCCCACGCTCGCTATCCCTCACGACTCATAACTATCATTCCCAAGGATACGTATGACGCAATCATCGAAGGAACTACAAAAGACGCTCAAGCCCATGCGCTGGCTCGTTTCCGTCTTTCGCCCAGGCGGTCAGCCATTTTGTAAAATCGAGTGCAACTCGCGGACGGCGCAGGATGCAATCGCTTTTGCAAAGAAAAAAGTCTATAAGCTGGGGAAGCTGGCGCACTTCTACTATTACGTGCCCACCGATAGGAAAATACAATGAACCTCGCGCCTCTCAAATCAATCATTTCTGCTATCGCTGATGTTACTATCCCTTATGCACTGCGTTTTCCCGAAACTAACCAAAAGGATTGCAAAATGAACGGTCCATCAAATGCCGCCGCTTATCAGGAACTCCACGCGGGCCGCGCCGCTCGCGCTACTCGCCAGTTCAAAGTGTTCATCTATAAGGACAACGGCAGCACAATCGAAAACGAACTAGATGTCGTCGCCCGATCCATGTATGAAGCCCGCAAGCAGTTCCTCGACCAGGGCGTCGCGGCGCATCGGATTTATGCTCTGGATGTGACGAAATGAACAAGGCCGCTCACGAGAATATGCTCGAATACTTCGGCGCGTTGATTGCCGAAGTCCGCGAACTCCAAAAGGTTCAAAATATGGATTATGGCTATGTTGTCGCCCTATCGCAAATAGAGGGCCATGCACTTACTGCGCAACTTCGGGCGATTAAGATTGTGGGGGATCTGAAATGAAACTATTCCCCATCATCTTCGTCCTCTCTCTGTCGGCTTGTTCGGAAAACGCGAAAGAACTACACTTTTCAGCGTTGCCGGATGGGCTGAAGGACTGCAAATTTTATGTTATCCAAAATTCGGAAGGATATGAAATGCGCGTTGCGCGCTGCCCAAATAGCCAAACGTCTGTAACTTACCACGAAGCGAAAACAACTCACAATAATGTGGTGATCGAATGAAACCGTACAAAATTATTCTCCACGCATTCAAACACTCTGAATTCGGCGCAATCGCATACAAAACTGTCGCGTTTTGCGTTATCGCGGAATGCGACACAATCGCCGAAGCGAACGACGTTCTTTGTACCGCGCACCACAGCATTCAAACGCGACAGTTTGAAGAAAATAATACACTTGTCGCCAGAATGGTAAAAGCGATTGATGAGCAGTATGGGCCATGCCTTTACAAAATCACTGTCAGCGATGTAATCCAAATTCCTACACTTTTGCCTGAAAACGAAAAAATCGCAAAACTTTATCCCCCGATGTGATTTTCGTTTGTTTCTGTGGTAAAATACGTTGTCGTATCGCTGGGACTTCCAGCTAATCTAAAAGGAGTAATCAAAATGAAAAAGCTTTTGAAATTCGCTCTTGCAGGTCTTTTCGCTGGCGCGGCACTTGTCGCTTGCGGCGGCCAAGCCCATGCGGCAACGCCGACGTTTAACTTCGTGAATGGCTATCAAGTATTCGCGCTGTCGGAAATCCACACTGTCGATACCTCTGGCACTTTCATCATGGCGCAGGGAGCCAGTTTTTCGGATTCGACAATCGTCGCCAAACTCAAGGCGTCTCCCTACATCGCTGGCTTCGTCCTGTTCGGCGTGACGTATGTCAACACGGCGGGTATCGTCGGCTCGCATTGCAATTACTCCCAGGCGCAAGTTACTTGGGGCGATGGGACAAACGTCTATATCAACGACCCAGGTTGCTCAGGATACGCGGCGCTTAAGGCCGGTTCGATCTGACGTACTAACCCGCCCCACATAAACCGCTTGTTGTCAAGCGGTTTTTTCTCCCCTTCTTTTCCTCCTTGACATTTTCCCCGCTTTATGCTAATTAAAACAGAAAAGTCTGCGTGTCTGCGTGGTAGCATGTCCCCAGATCGGAAGAGC